GTTATGAGACACGTCGTCATCGGGTCACTGAACGCAAGATATGGTTCAGTGGAGCCTTTACCTATCATCTTCCGGATTGGTTCGACACCAAAGACCGGAAGGATAGGATCAGGCTGATGGCTAAGCTCCTCGGAGCTGAACCTGATCTCGAGACGTTGTGGAATCTCATGCCTTGGAGCTGGGCCGTAGACTGGTTTTGGAATGCAGGGAACTATGTTAAGTCCTTGCAGTCCTTGATCACCTACGGCACGGTTTTGCGTTATGGGTATGTGATGGAGACTACTACCACCACTGACACCTATTACGCAGGGAACCGGATCACAGATCCAGATCCGGCTTATAAGGATGCTTTTAAGGCTCCTTATCCCGCTATTCACCCGATCACTCTTCGTACAACAACGAAGAAAAGGGTGAAGGCAAACCCCTTTGGGTTTGGCCTATCTTGGGATGGAATGTCGACCACCCAACAGGCCATAGCCGCGGCTCTTGGAATTACCAGAGTCGTGAGGTAGGTCCACTGCCCACCAACGCACAAGGAGTACGTCGATGTTCACTGATCCGATTACCCTCACACCGGGGGCGTCTTTCGACGCTGGCGCGGTTTCTCTCCCTCGCGTTTCTCAGCAGGGAGCGATTTCCGTGTACCAGGCCGGGCCGCTCACGGTCAATGCGGGCAGTCTCCTGCGGGTATCCGCTTCCCACCAATACGGGAAGAGGACTCGCAGGGTCCTTCGCTGTGATTACAGCGACAATGCAGGGTCGACCCTGATCTCCGGGACAACGGCACCTCGTAGCATGTCCTGCTACGTCGTGTTCGATATCCCGTCGGCAGGGCAGTTCTCTGCAACGGACCAGTTGTCGCTCTTCAACGGCCTTAAGGGCACGTGGAGCGCGACAACTGACACTCTCATGAAGAAGGTTCTGGGCGGCGAAAGCTAACCACCCTTCTCCTCCTCTGGGAGTGTTGTGTCAGGAGTGCACATCGGCTTAGGACGTTAACCTCTATCAGGAGGTCACGTGAAAAGCCTAATTGTACTCTGGAATTCCATCGCTAAAGAACTGGCGATGTGGTGTTGCACTAGCGCCCACCGAGACATTAAAACTGTCTCTGATCGATCGAAGCATGAAGGGTTATCTTTTCTAACGATAACTCTCCCGACCTTTGCAAAAGACTTTGAATTCTGTCTTGAGCAAGGGTTCGTGGACAACTCCGTTTTTCTTTCTTTTAAGAAAAACGGGAGTCTCCCTGCGTTTTTGCAGGGTTTCTCTTGTCTCGTCTTCGATCGTAGCACTGGTGTCCTACTCGATGAACCTAACGTTCATGCAATTCGAGCCATACGTCAGCTAACGCTGATGTTTGGTAAGATCCTGCATGAATGCGAACCGCATCGCGTTGATGCGGCCTTCGCAGAGTTCATCGAGTGTGAGAAGGAAGTCAAGGACAGAATTGGCAAGGTTGATTATACTGAATTCAACCGAGTTGCTTCTGTCCTATTCGGTTCAGTCTTCTCCAAGATAGATCTAAAGATCTATAATGGTGAAGTTGATCCGAAACATGGCCCTGGATCTACTGCTGATTCCTTGATTGGAAATCAGAAGTTTGTCCAGACTACGTGGCCATGTCGCCTCGAAAACTATTTTCCTTACTGGAAAATGGTTTTGCCGAACTGGTCGTACTTTGACCAGCTCTACGAGGTTGACTTTCTCGAACCCGAGGCAGAGATACCCGTGAAGGTTATCTCTGTCCCTAAAACGATGAAAACCCCACGAATTATAGCGATAGAACCGACGGCTATGCAATATGCACAGCAATCTGTTCTTCGCTTTTATCGTGATGCCCTTAAGGATGATTACCTCCTTAATGGTTTTATCGGTCTTGACGACCAAACGCCTAACCAGCGTATGGCCCGGCAAGGATCCTTAACTGGGGATCTTGCAACACTCGATCTGAGTGAAGCATCCGATAGGGTTTCCATAGACTCTGTCGCTCATCTACTTGGGAGGCATCCCCACTTGCGTGGGGCCGTCTTCGCTTGTAGAAGTCGCAGAGCTCTCCTACCTAGCGGAGAGGTTTTAACTCTCGCTAAGTTCGCGTCGATGGGTTCAGCCCTTTGTTTCCCGATGGAGGCGGCTGTCTTTCTGACAGCAATCTTCGTTGGGATCCAGAAGGACTTAGGACATCGAGTGACCCGGCGTGATGTTAGTCAATACGCCGGGAGGGTGCGTGTCTTTGGTGACGATATTATTGTCCCCAAAGAACATGTGCGCTCCGTGATAGAAAGTCTTGAGGCCTTTGGTCTCAAGATTAATCTACGCAAGTCTTTCTGGAATGGCAAGTTCCGAGAGTCTTGCGGGAGGGAGTATTATGAAGGAACGGATGTGTCAATTGTCCGTGTCCGTCGTACTCTTCCCTCATCACGGAAGGACGTTCAGGAGCTCGTATCGACTGTCTCTCTCAGAAACCAGCTGTTTCAAGCTGGTTATGAGAAATCGGTTGATCTACTTGATGATCGAATTACCCGAATTCTTGGGTTTTATCCGGTCGTCAATGAGAGTTCTCCTGTTCTTGGCAGGTTGTCTTGGGATCCTGTTAAAAGTGATCTCGTGACAAAGAACTCCATCCCGATGGTAAAGGGATGGATGATCCGGCCGGTTATCCCGATAAACGAGATAAACGACTGGCCTGCCTTGCGTAAGTCTCTCTCCTCAATGGAAAAACGAGGAGAGACCGATGAGATTGCCACCTCACCGGATCACTTACGACGTTCTGGACGCCCCCGAGTCGTCGACATCAAACTCGGGATGGGCCATGTAGGTTACGACGGAAACGTCGCAACTTAACTACATGACGTCACCCGCTTTAAGCGGGGTGCGTGGGGAGTCTACCTAGGAGTTACCCGCCTTTAGGGTAACAGCTTACTTTCCAGCAGCTCCTTCAAATTTAGAAGGACACGCTGGTAGTACGCTTCCCG